CTGTGCTTTGTATTTCTAGCGCAGGATTAAATAAAACCAATAATTGTTCTAATAGTTGTAGCTTTTGCGTAGTATTACTTGTCCAGATATCTACATTTAATGTAAGTTGATAGGGCACAGGCATCATGCGTTCTACGGTATATGCATTGCCTTGTGTAGTTAAATATTCCCCAGAATCTTCATCATATTTTCTCATACGAATGTGACGTTTGTCAACAAATGCTGGATCCTGTCTGCGATCTGGCATATATTCCATTGCAGTAACATAGCAACTAATCATAGGCGTGGGAACTACCTTGTTTTCGCTGTTTTCACGTATAATACTAGACACCATACGAGTAGCATCTCCATATTTTACTGGTACTGTGAGTAGAGTAGTGTTGCCAGCACGATCCTTGCCGTATTCAACTTGAAAGTTACTGAATACTCTTATAAATTGTAGTAGGAAACGCCTTACTTGCTCATCATAAAAAAATGTTTGCGCCATTAACTATCTTCCTTAGCTTCTAGTACACTGCTTAGTGCTTGTCTCTGGCTCATAATAGTATTATCGTCTCTTGAAGTAGTAGCACTATTATTAATAAACCCATCACGTAATGTGTTTCCTGTGCCTGGTGTGAGCTTGCTACGCACATCATCTTCTACTTTGACCCAGCGTGTCCCGCTGTATCTAAACAGCCTGTTGGGCAAAAAGTCCAATCGTAATATATAGTCGCCTTCGTTTGCGCTACCAGGAAATGCAGTACCCATTTCTATAGGATATCCATTAGGAGCAAGTCCATCACCAACCAAATATCCGCTGTATGCTCGTGTGTTGTCAGGACTTATTCTTGTGCTACTTGCGTCCTGTACGTCACTGTCTGCTGTAACTAAAGTACTATCAGCATTGTGCCCTTTTGGCTCTAAGGGTTTGCCTGTGCTATCTGTAGGAACAACATAATATTTGCTAGTATCGTATCCACTTTCCGGAACTTCTGCCTCTGCTTGTTCTACTACCTTGTTAGTAACTTCTAGCTCTTTCTGATAAGTGCTTAATAAATCACGTAAAGTTGAGCCAGTACTTTCTCCATCCGCATCTAGTTCTATCTTATTTAGAATATCGTTGTACTCTTGGCTATCAACCAGTGGCGTAGCCTTAACACGCCAAAGGTGTGGCCACCAAGTAGGGGAATATCCTTCAGTTGGGCGTGTGCCTTCCTGAATAACGTAATATCTCTTTAGGGCTACTTCCAGGCTCGTATCTAAACTATTATAATCTTTAAGATGTGGCAATTCTAGAACGTCACCACTCATTAGTCTGCGTCCAAGTATGCGATCCATATCTGTCATATGGAATGTTATAAACAGTGTGTCATTCTGTAGGAACAGCCCAAACTGACTCAAATCAAAGTCTGTGTCTGCGACATTGTATATGCCACGCATATTATATACGTCAGTGTCATATTTGCGGTCTCTGTTCTCTAAAAATAAGAAATCTTGTATGGCTAGTGGATCATCTGGTGTCGCCTGAGGCTGACTAGCATCATCGCTTTTACCCTGATCTAATATGCCGATGTACTTGTGCACATTAATTCCAGTTCCGCCCACAGTAAACATTTCTGATATATTTCTATCAAAAAACTTAAAATCGTTAGTGTGGGTACCGTCTTTCCATAGTGATATACGAGGCATATTTAAATCCTAAATTACCATGTATTTATTGTAAAAATTGGTAGACAATCTACTAACCTGTGCTACAATCATTTATAAGTTAGAAATAAGTAAAGGAGGGCGATATGGCAGTAGTGTTTGACTTTAAAACAAAGCGTGTAATTCCTATATCAACCTTACAACGTGAATGGGTTGAGTCAGTAGCCCACGAAGCTATAGACAACCTAGACATTGGCGATATAATGGGCCTTATTGAAGGAATGGAAGAATATTATGGCAATAAAGACAAAACGTAAAAAAGCACCCAGAGTCCGAGCGCACAAAACTGGTGCAGCAGCAGTTGATACTTCAAAAGGGTATTTGACCTTTCAGAGGCTCTTTAACGCTAATGTAGACAGCAAAGATAGCGGAAACATTATTAAGTTATATGTACGCAAAAACTTTAGTAAGCCTATAGCGCAGGCTATCCTTAAGAACCCAGATTTTAGCTGGAACACGCAAGCCACCGGCGCCTGGTGTTACTGGAGATCACAATGTAGTGATGTGCCGTTTGCGAAAGGGTACCTAGGGCCCTGCGCCGCTGCTGAAACTGATGAAGAAGCCTACAAGCAGAGCTGTGAGTATTATGATATTAAGTTTAATACTCTAGCAGAGTCTGGTAAATTAATTGTTAAGGCAGCTAACGCGGAAGAAAAGAAAAAATCTAAAGTATACACCCCTAGTATACAGGAGCGTATGCATGAGCAACTCAGTGACATTGTTGGAGAGTTTGAATCCTGGATAGACGAACAGCCCAGTAAAGATATTCCCAAGATGTTTGACTGGCTCAAAACAAATAATGTAGCACAGGCACATATTAATAAGATTCGTGAGTACTACGCACCTATTCGTGCAGAGTATGAGCTGCTTGCTAATATGCCTACACCTGCTAAAATTAAAAAGATGAGTACAGCAGAGCAGGATAACTGGGAACAAATCAAAGAAGCATACTCGTTCCTATCTAAAGATGATATTAAATGCTATATTAAGTGGTTCGACGCACTAAACTCTGATCTAGATGCTTATACGAATCTTAAACGGGCTACACGTAAAACTCGTGTGAAAAAGGCGCCCAGTGCTGATAAGCTGATATCCAAACTCAAGTACAAGAAAGATGACAGTCGTTATAAAGTTGTTAGCGTCAATCCTACTGCAATTGTAGGTGCCACAGAGCTATGGGTATTTAATACTAAGACCCGTAAGTTAGGCAAATATGTAGCAGAAGCTAATCAGGATCTTAGTGTAAAAGGCACTACCTTACGGTTTTTCGATGAGAAGCTGAGTGTGTGTAAAACACTACGTCGCCCTGAAGAACAGCTCACTGAGTTTGGCAAAGCAGGCAAGATTGTTCTCCGTAAGTTCTTGGAAAACATTAACGCCACAGAGACGAAAATGAACGGAAGGTTAAGCGAACACATTGTTCTACTGAAGGTTTCCTAATAAATACTACATAAGGAACCCATTATGGCTGTTGATCTAACCTCTCTCAGAAAAGACATACAAGACTACATTTATTTCCGTTTAGGCGGTGACATGGTAGACGTGGAACTTGACCCTTCACATTATAATATGTGCATTGATCAGGCTGTTAGAAAGTATAGACAAAAAGCACAAGGTGCGACAGAAAGCAGCTATGTTTTCCTTGAGATTGTAGAGGAGCAGCAGGATTATATACTGCCAGATGAGATACAAGAAGTACGTCAAGTATTCCGTCGCAGTGTGGGCAGCGGGTCAAGCGATACAGGAACACAGTTCGAACCATTTGAAGCAGCCTTTGTAAACACTTACTTGTTACAAGCAGGCCGTGTAGGTGGTCAAGCAACATATGAAATGTACCACCAGTATCAGGAATTAAGTGCAAGACTGTTTGGTGGGTTTGTAAACTTTGATTGGGACCGTGTAAATAAAAGACTGACACTGCTACGTAAGTTTTCAGCCAGTGGTGAATCTGTAATACTCTGGTGTTATAATACACGCCCAGATGCTACATTACTACAAGATAAAAAAACACAACCTTGGATACAGGATTATAGCCTGGCATTGGCCAAATATACACTAGGTGAAGCACGTAGTAAGTTCAGTACCATTGCGGGTCCGCAGGGTGGCACTAGCATGAACGGCGACACGCTCAAAGCTGAAGCACAGGGCGAAATGCAACAATTAGAAGTAGATCTCAGAAATTATGTTGACGGATCAGACCCATTATCTTTTATTATTGGCTAATTACACAAATAATGTTATCATAATACTATGATTATAGGATTAATTGGGCTCATAGGTTCAGGCAAAGGCACTGTAGGCGACATGCTCCTAGAGCAAGGGTTTACGCAGGCTAGTTTTGCACAACCATTGAAGGATGCTACAGCAAGCATCTTTAATTGGGACCGTGAACTTCTAGAAGGCATCACAGATGCTAGCAGAGCCTGGCGAGAACAAGTAGATCCATGGTGGGAAGACCGATTGGGTATACCCGATTTTAGCCCACGGTTAGCATTGCAATTAATGGGCACAGAAGTTTTCCGCAATCACTTTCATCAGGATACCTGGATCCTAAGTATGGAAGCAAAACTTAAAGATACCACAACCGATGTTGTCATAACAGATGCACGGTTTCCTAACGAAATAAACATGATCCGCAATCAAGGTGGCGTTGTGGTGCGTGTTAAAAGAGGCGACGATCCAGAATGGTTTAGTTTAGCAGAGACTGATGTTGATGCAATGCCTCAGGTATATCCAGATATACATGCTAGTGAGTATAGCTGGTGTAGTATTACGCCCAATTATCTTATTACAAACGACACCACATTTGCAGATTTAAAAAATACAATTACAGATCTTCTAGCAGATCTCCACGATTCCAACCAGTAGTGCTTACTTCTACATTACAATTTAAGCACAACGTAATTAAATTCTGTATGCTAATGTGTTCACGATTTCCGTCAACATAATAAACTGTCACTTGTTCTGGCAATTTAGGATTAAATCCGCAGTTTTCACATTTTGATTTCATTCTATAGCCAGCTAAAAACCATCGGGGATTTTTTGCAGTAATTGTTTTATTTTTTTCCCTGTTACATTTTTCACATAGTTTTCTATAATAAATTTTACCGTTGCGGTGATAATTAACAGCGCACGGGGTAATTCTACATGTCGAACATAAAGGTCTCATAGTACTCTTATTTACACGAACCTTTAAAGGGAGTGCACTAATAGCCTGTTTTTCAGTACATTTAATAAATACTATTACATAACAGACTCTGTTTAAGGATGAAAATATCATGGCATTAGTATCACCAGGCGTCGAAGTTACAGTAGTTGACGAAAGTCAGTACGTACCAGCAGACCAAGGAACAGTTGCAAGTATTATTGTTGCAACAGCACAAGACAAAACAACAGGCAGTGGATCAGGCACAGCCGCAGGAACAACAGCCGCTAACGCAGGCAACACATATCTTATTGGTAGTCAGAGAGAACTTACTGCTACATTTGGAAACCCAAATTTTTACACCACGGCAGGGGGTACTCCTATCCATGGATATGAAGTTAACGAATACGGATTGATGGCAGCACATAGTTTGCTTGGCGTAAGTAATAGAGTATATGTTACTAGAGCCGATGTTGATCTTGCAGAGCTTACAGCAAGCACAAGTAGGCCAACAGGTAATCCTGCAACCGGAACAGTTTGGTTAGATGCAAGTTCAGATAGCCGATGGGGTATTTTTTCCTGGAATGCTAGCACAGGCGCTTTTACAAATAAAGTGCCTACTGTTATTACTAGCACAACTGATTTAGACACAGGTGTACCGAAAACATCAATTGGTGCTATTGGTGATTATGCTATTGTAGGAACAAATGTTGCTAATCCAGCATACTACAAAAACCGTAGTAATGCATGGGTATTAGTTGGTAGCACAAGTTGGCAACAAGCATGGCCTACAATTTCAGGCACAACTGCTAGTCCAACACTAGTTAGCGGTAATACTATTGTTATTAATAGTTCAACTGTTACACTGAGTGGAACAACAGCAAGTGCCCTTGCAAGTAGTATTACTAGTGCGGGTATCACAGGTATAACAGCAGCGTCAGTTGATAACAAAGTTGAAATTTATGCTACAAGTTCAGCAGCAAGTGATGGATCAACTACAGATGGCAAAGTTGTACTTGCTAACGGATCAGGAACAATTTTAAGTCTTTCCGGACTTACTGCAGGAACATATGCGTGTCCATTGATTCAACAGAGCGAGCACTTTACGGTTCCTGAATGGAAATCAACAGACACAACACCGCGTCCAAGTGGAAGTGTTTGGGTTAAAACTACCACAAATAATCTTGGCGCAGATCTAGATGTTGGAGTTTATAATACAACAACACAACAGTTTCAAGCTGTTGATGCTCCACTTTATGAAAATGATCAAACTGCTCTTAAGAACTTGGACAGCACAGGCGGCAAAGCAATTGTAGCGGGTGCTTATTACACACAATTTGATGTTACAGAAAATGACACAGTTACATATAAATTATTCAGTAGATTTGCAACTGGAGTTTTAGAAGTTACTGGTAACGTTGATGCAGCTACGCCACTTACTGCAAGTAATCAATTTACTATCCAAGCAAGTGCAGCTAATAGTACAACACTTACATCAGTAGTAACAGTGATAGTTAGTGGCACTTCATTAGCAGCTATTGCAAGTGACATTAATGGAGCAAACGTTGCAAACGTAAGTGCAGCAGTAACATCTAGCGGGTTTCTTAAAATTACCCATGCACTAGGTGGTATGCTTATTTTAAAAGACACAACCGGTACTCCGTTAGCGGATGCAGGCATTGTTGCAGCAATTACTACTGGACAAGTTCGTGCAGGTAATAGCAGTGACTTAATTGTAAGTAACTGGGTAGCACCAACTTATACAGTTAGCACAAGTTCACCAAGTTCTGATCCAGCAGACCAGCGTTATTGGTATCATGGTGGAGTTGAGGCCGATATTATGATTCATGATGGCACAACTTGGAAAGGTTATCAAAACTTAACAAGTGATGCACGTGGACACAATCTTAGTAATACGAGTCCAAATGGTGTAATTATTAGCGCAACGGAGCCACTTACTCAAAGCGACGAAACAACTGTTGTGGTAGGTGACCTTTGGTTAGACTCAAGTGATTTAGACAATTATCCTAGACTATATCGTTACGAAACAGTAGACGCCGAAAACATATGGGTACTAATTGATAACACAGATCAAACAACAGAAGACGGCATCTTGTTTGCTGATGCACGGTTTATGGGTGATACAACAACTGATGTTGTTACAGGCACCTTGCCAACAACTAAGACATTACTAACAAGTGATGTTGTTGATATTGACCGTCCAGATCCAACAATTTATCCAAGAGGCATGTTGCTATTCAATACACGTCGTAGTTCATATAGTGTAAAGAAATTCCGTAGCAACTACTTTAGCAGAACAAACTTCAGTGATACTACACTTTATCCAACACTTCCAACAGAGAAGGATGCATGGGTAACAGCAAGTGGTAACCGTAACGACGGTAGCCCATATATGGGACGCAAAGCAGTGCGCTCAGTTATTTCAGCAGCAATGAAGTCAGCTATTGACGGTAGTGAAGAACTACGTGAAGATAGCAGAGACTTTAATGTAATTGCAGCGCCAGGTTATCCAGAGCTAATTAGTAACATGGTAAGCCTAAATAATGATCGCAGAAATACAGCGTTTGTTGTTGGTGACACCCCAATGCGTCTTGCTGCAACAGGTACCGCAATACAAAATTGGTCAACAAATGCTAACCTAGCATCAGACAACGGCGATGATGGACTAGTGACTAGTGATAGTTATCTTGGTGTATTTTATCCTGCAGGGCAAACAACCGATCTAGGCGGTAAGACAATTACTGTTCCAGCAAGTCATATGATCCTACGTACTATTGCACGTAGTGATGACCAGAGCTTCCAGTGGTTTGCTCCAGCTGGCACAAGACGTGGACTAGTTGACAACGTTAATAGCATCGGATATATTAACAGTGCTACTGGTGAATTTATTACTGATAACGTTAGAGAATCGCTTAGAGATACACTGTATGCTAATAGTGTTAACCCAATTACATTCTTTAATGGAAGCGGCATACTTAACTATGGTAATAAAACAAAATCGCCGCTCGGCAGTTCACTAGATCGCATCAATGTTGCAAGACTTATTGCGTACTTGCGTAAAACTGTACAGCGCACAGCAGTAGGTTTTGTGTTTGAACCAAACGATAAGATTACACGGGACGAACTAAAACAACTAATTGAACAGTTAATGAATGATCTTGTTGCAAAGCGTGGCATTTACGATTACCTAGTTGTTTGTGACGAGAGTAATAATACAAATGACAGAATTGATCGTAACGAATTGTATGTTGATATTGCTATTGAACCTACTAAGGCTGCGGAATTTATCTTTATTCCAATTAGACTTAAGAACACTGGTGAGATTGCAAGTGGCAACATAGCCGCCGCACAGAGTGTTTAAAGCACGTAGAACATAGAAAATAATGGGGGATCTGTAATAGACCCCCATTATTCTTGAGCAAATATAGATAAATATTATTATTAAAGGGAGACACTCCATATGTCAGTTTCATCACTAACAAAATTTACTGTACCATTAGACAGTGATCAGTCAGCTAACGCACAGGGCTTGCTTATGCCCAAACTTAAATATAGATTCCGTGCATTATTTGAAAATCTTGGCGTATCTACTCCACGTACAGAACTAACTAAACAAGTAATGGATATTACACGACCCAGCGTTACGTTTGAAGAAATGGAAATTCCAGTTTACAACTCACGTGTTTATCTTTCAGGTAAACATAGTTGGGATATGGTTACAGTTAACTTCCGCGATGATGTAAACGGCGCAGTAAGTAGACTACTAGGCGAGCAAGTTCAAAAGCAATTTGACGTTCTAGAACAATCAAGTGCTGCCTCAGGCATTGACTACAAATTTATTACACGTTTTGAAATCTTAGACGGCGGCAACGGAGCAAGTGTTGCTAATGTGCTTGAAACCTGGGAACTATACGGATGCTTCTTGCAGAACGTGAACTACAATGATTTAAACTATGCATCAAATGAGCCTGTAACAATTACAGCCTCTATCCGCTTTGATAACGCAGTGCAAACGCCAATCGGAGACGGCGTTGGTGCAACAGTGGCCAGAAGTATTGGCTCAGTTGTAACTGGTTAACTACTAAATTTATTAAGAAAGGCCCCCAGGAATCTTGGGGGCTTTTTTATGGATAAATACTGTATAGGAGAATTGGTTTGGCCAGTGTTAACACGTTACTGAATGCACTTGCAAAAGGCGATCAGATTAAAGATTTTCAACATGCTTCCAGGCTGTTTGTAGATAATAACTATGAACTACAGCCTAGGCACCAGCATCTATTTGCTGTTGTATTTAATTTTACACCTGATGCCGCCCGCCTCTTTAACAGTGTGGAGAAGATGGAAATACCAATGTTGGTAAAGACTATAGATCTGCCAGGATTTAGTATCCAAACTGAAACACACAATCAATACAACAAGCAGACGCATAGTCAACATAAGATTAATTATAGCCCTGTAAATATTGCATTTCATGATGACCAAAGAGATCTTATAAGAAGTTTTTTACATACCTATCAAAATTTTTATTATAAAGACAGTAGCCACGCCTTGGGCAGTGGCATTTATAATACTGAAAACAAATACAGTGGTTATCAGAACGGCCAATGGGGGTTTAGTCAGGGCAACACAAGATTCTTTAAAGATATTAGAGTATACTCTATGTATCAAAAACGTTTTGCAGAATACACACTTATAAATCCTATCGTAACTAATATTGGACATGATAGTCATGCATATGCCAGTGGCGGGTTAATGCAACATACTATGAGTTTTGCTTACGAAGCAGTAAAATATAGTACAGGGTTTGTTAATAACATTAATCCAAAGGGATTTGGTGAGATACATTATGATAAAACACCAAGTCCTCTGGGCACTGCTGGTGGATTATTAGAAGATACTGTATTATTCCAAGGGGGATTGCTGGACACAGTAGGCAGTATAGCTCGAGATTTATTTGACGGAAATTTGCTTGGCGCAGTAGTAAAAGGCGGGGTTATTTTCAACGAGGCAAGGAATATAGATTTAGGTGATGTGCTAGAAAAAGATGGCACACGCATTTTAGGTAGTATTCTCAGAGGAGAAAATCCGTTGAACGATATTATTATTCCTACTACACAAGGCAGTCAAACACTTGGTGGCACTCCTCCTAATAGAGGTTCAGTTGATAGGAATACTAATCCTCCTCCAAGTACAATAACAAGCAATGGTGTCAGTGTGTTAAATAATGTATTTCGTACTCCTGGTATTAATCCAAACACACCAATAGGATCCAATCAGACTGTGCCAGATCGCACAGGCACCAAGGCCAATCCCAACAACAT